TATCTTATACAAGTTATTAATGATGGCTTAATAGATATAGCTAATAAGAAGCAGGGATATACCGTATCAGCTTTGACTGATCTTGAAAAGAATAAAAGATGGTATGATCTCCCTGCTACTGTTATGAGTATTGAAAGGGTAGAAATACTAGATACGAATGATAGGTATATAATGATACCAAAGCTTACCGATCCGCATAAACTACTTCGTGCTGATACTGATGCATCTGACGATGAACTTAAATAAGGAATAATATGGCAGAAAGAAACTTTCCAAATGACTATTTCGCATGGTTTAATGATGACCAGCGGTTAGCAATACTTTCACTTGATACTACATCAACTGATTCATCTGAGCGTACAACAGAGAAATTTGATACATTCCAAGGAACTGGTAATTTAAGTGGCTCTATAACGGATGCTGATTGTAGTGGTACTACAATTACATTTACTAGTGCATCTCATGGACTTGCTACAAATGATAGAGTGAGTATATCTGGTACAACAAATTTTAATGATGATAATCTTGCAAGTCAAACAGTAACTGTTTCAGATGCAAATACATTTACAATGACAAGATCATCCTCAGATAGTAATACAAATGAAACAGGAACGTTTACATCATTATTTATTGATGATGGTATTCGTATGACATACAAATCAAAGTATGAAACTGTAACTGCTATTACTGAGGATTTAGATACTGATATTGGTCTTGATACATCTCTTCAGCCTTCCTTAGTGTGTTATTTAAAATCAAGGCTATATGAAGATCAAGGGAATTTTGAACAAGCAAGTTATTTTAGGCAGATGTATGAGAATCAAATGATGAAACAAAGGTCTCGTAAATCTGGGGTTCGGTCTTTATCCGTTCCTCTAATGTAAGGAGAATTTATGTCCTCAACGTCAACAACATGGACAACTGACACAAATACTAAGTCTGGCACAGTCCAAATCTATAGCAGCAATGTCTCCGTTTTAAGAATAGTCGCTGATGAGGGCGATAGTGCTATACTTGATTTATTCGCAGATCAAGGAGATGACAATGCTGATAAATGGCGTATGTGGGTACACAGTGCCGATGATGATCTCCACTTCTCAAACTATACAACAGGAACTTCATGGACTGATATATTAACATTACAAGATGGAGGTAATGTTGGAATTGGGACTGCTTCACCAGGTCAGCTTTTTCATGTTCAAGGAACTGGGTCTCTAGCTGCTAAAATTGAATCTACTGATAATAATTCTACTTTAATAATAAGTTCACATACTGATGAATCTAAGAGTTCTATTCTTAACTTTGATGCAGGTACTAGCACAAAAGGTTCTATTCTATACGACCATCATGCTACTGCTGCAACTCAAAAGATGCAGTTTTTAGTAGGTGATGGTGTTGTTACTGCTGCGACTATACTTGGTAGTGGCAATGTCGGCATTGGAACAGATGATATTCAAGCATGGCAGTCTATATATACTGCTGTGCAAGTGGGAGTTGGAACATATGGTTCTCATACTATTTCTCACAGTGCAAGTGATGCTACAGACGGTGTTAACCAGCAATGGTTCAATATGTATGATACTGGAACTAAATATCGTGTAGCAGCAGGATATGCTGGTAATTGGATGTTTACAAATAGTACTGGTTTATTATCTTACAGGAATACTACTTCAACAGGAGCTATTGATGCTCAAATAACCGACCTAGCGACAGTGTTCGCTATAACAGAAGCTGGCAATGTTGGTATTGGGACTTCTTCACCAATTGATTTATTGCATGTTAGAGATGGTGATATATTAATTGAGAAAGATACGGATAATACTGGTGATGAAGCAGGTTTATATTTCAAGGTAGATAGTCTAGATACAGATGTAAGAAAAAAGGGAGCAATCTTCTTTGAAAGAACTGGTGCTTATGGGGTAGGCGATATGCATTTTTGTGTCGAAACGAATGGTGACGAGACTTCTGCTGGCGTTGGTGATTCATCTATGGTTATTATGGGTGTTGCAGGTCAAACTGGCAATGTCGGTATTGGGACTACTTCACCAGATTATAGACTAGAAGTTGAAGGTTCTGCCAATGATGCATCAAGGGTTCTTTCAGTCAAAGGGACTGGTGCTTCGGGTAGTTCTGGTGGAGGCATTCTGCAACTAACATCTGATGATGAGGCTGTTCTCCTAAGTGGTCAGCAACTGGGTAAGATTAGCTTTACAGCAGCAGAGGATTCTTCGCATACTATGTTTACAGGGGCAAGTATCTATGCAATTGCTGCTGGTAATTGGACTGATGTTAACCATGGTACTGATCTATACTTTAGTACTGTAGATGAGGATGGTAGTGATGATGCTGCTGCTCAACCAAGATTAGTTATTAAGGATGATGGTAAAGTCGGTATAGGGGCTACTGGGCCAGAGGTTACTTTAGCTCTTGAAGATGAAGGTTCAACTTCTTATGCAACCTCGTTATCAGCTGGAAGAAATGCTGGAAGTGATTTATTGTGGTTAAAAAATGCACATGCGTCAGCAGGATATGTTGGAATGTATTTTTCTGTTGATAATACTACAAACCCCGAAGGTAGAATAGCTCTTACTAATGAAGGTGCAAAAGATGGTGACTTTACTTTTGCCCTTAGAAGTGCTGATAATATAGTTGAAAGAATGAGAATTGACTCTTCTGGCAATGTTGGTATTGGGACTGCTACACCAGATACTAAACTTGAAGTAGTCGGTTCTTTTGCTGCAAATGGGCCGTCTTCAACATTTGTTACTATGTCAAGTGGAGACACAAGTCCTGATGTATCAACTGGCAATATTTTTAAATCACATGGTGATGGTGTTACTATAGACCAGTTTGATGGTGGTATATGTGGACAAATTATTACAATTATATCAGGCGGGGCAACTGTATATGATGTTACCAGTTCAGAGTTAAATGGTGGAACAACTAATATAACAACTGCTGCTGGTGATGTAACTATGTGGGTATGTGAAAGTGCTACTGATTGGCACTTATTATCTTGGATGGATTTAAGCATAGATTTATCATCAGGCGGGTTTTAATAGTTAACTAAATAATAAAGGAAACACAATGTCAAAAGACAGTAAAGTAGTAGAAAAAGTAGTAGAAAAAGTAGAAAATAAAGATAATGGTGTAGCAGATAAAGCCAAAGAGGCTATTCAAACACTTAGAGTTCAATTGGTTGAGCATCAGAAGCAGGCAGAATATCATACAACAATGTCTGTAAAGGCTCAAGGTGCACTAGAAGTGTTACTTCAACTACATCCACAACAAGAAGAAAATAACGAAAACTAAATAGCCCATTCACGCCAGTCATGGCTTAGGGCAAACTCGAAAGGAGAAATAAAATGGCAAGTAAATTAGGACACAATGCATTTACAGTGCAGGAATCAGTAAATATGGATGCATTTAGTGATTACAATTATCAACAATTTGATATGAGTGTTGATACGATTGATGATCCTGGGGCAACATCTACATATGTAACAGCTGCTAATCCAGCTAAGAAAATTGTTATATACGACACAAATGGAACAATGGATAATGATGACGTTATGCAAGTGTTTCTTAATGGAGAAACAGATGCTCAAAAAGGAATTAAAGTAGATGGTGGTAGAAACCTCCCATTCACAATAAGCGGTATATTGATGACATCTGTTATTATTAAGTTGGCTGATGGTTTGACAAGTGGTAGTGATACTTTAGATTTATTATCATTTCATTAAGGAGTAGTTATGGCAGAAACATTTCAGCCTAAAAAACAATCTTTAAAGAAAAGTGATTATAGCAAGGCTATTGTTGGAGCTAATAATAAGCTTAAATCTAAGAATAAAGTATTAGAATCTTCTATTAAGGATCAAGAGAAACAACTAAAGTCTTTAGAGAAAGAATATAGTACTGAGTCTAAAAAGCTTTCCAAGCTTATAATAGATGTTGAATTTCAGGAAGATAGACTTCAAAAGCTTAAAGGTGGTGCTTATTCTACTGATAAACTTTTAGCTGGTAAGTTGAAGAAGGCTAACAATGCTGAGAAAGAACTTTGTGAATATGAAGGTGCTATAGAGAAACTTGAAGATAAAGAGATCAAGCTTAAAAAAGACATAGAGGCTCTTGAGTTTTATAAATCTAAATGTAGTGATTCTAAAGTAGAACTTGCTGGTATCCAAGTAAAAAAAGATAATGCATTAGATGAACTTGCATCTGTAAAAAGTGATATATCTAAAACAATAGCTAAAGGTGAAAAAAGGATTGCTTATTATGAAGATCAATATGATGCTTTAGAAGAAAAAGCTAAAAAGCATGAAGATATGGTGTGTCAGTTTGAACAGCGTCTTATTGAGACCCAAGATTTATTTAAAGACGAAGAAAATAAGCTTAAAGATTTATTTGCTAAGTCTAAAATTGAAAAAGAACAGGCTAATAATGAACTTCAAGCGATAAAAAATCTTTGTAATAATAGTGAGGATAAATATATCAAGTGGGAGCAGAAAGTTGTAAAGGCTAAAGCTAATGTAGATAAAGAAGAAGAGCGGAATAAAAAATCTAAAGAGAATTTTGCCAAGTGGAAGATTGGCGTATTAGAAGAAGTTGCAAGATTAAAACTTAAAAATAAGGTCGATAAAATTGACAAAGCAGGTTTATCGGATATATTAAATGGCTGATGTAGGAATTGGCATACATAGAGTTATTCAAGATGCTGACGGTGAAGCAGCAACGGTTACGGGTGGTAGGCTTGATGTAAATGCAGAGTTAATCGTTGGCGATGTTAATGTAGGGAATATAGATGTTTTATCAGTAATTCCAGGTACAGGAGCTACCAATCTTGGTAAAGCCGAAGATGCTGCACATACAAGTGGTGATGTTGGTGTAATGCCTCTTGCTGTTAGAAAGGATACCCTTGTAAACCTTGTAGGTCTATCTGGTGATTATGCCCCATTACAGGTAAGCGAGGATGGTGGTTTATGGGTAAGTTTGGATATGACTACTGGAAATTCAAAATATTTTAATATAGCAAGTACAACATCTAGTTCATCACAATATGGATCAATACCACTTATTAAAATGAATGACGCAGTTACTGCTCCTTCTGGGCATGTCGATAATGATTGGACTTATTTTCAAACAAATATTAAAGGAGCATTATATACAACAGGTGCTGAGGTGGAGAATGCTGCTGTGCAGAGTCAACCTTCGCTTATTGGTGGTAGGTATGATGTCTCGCCAAGGGGATTAGATAATGGAGATGCGGGTGCTGTTGCACTTAATGTAAGAGGTGAAGTAATTGTTAGTATACCAGCAGGGAATCAAGCTTGGATAGCTAGAGAGGATTCTGCTCATACTCATGCTGATTATGGTATAACTGCTATGACTGTTAGGAATGATGTACTTGCAACTTTGAGTACCGATGATGCTGATGGTGACTATCAACCACTTCAAGTAGATGCACAGGGAGCATTATATACCACTCATGGTGTTACTGGCATGCAGAGTGACAACAATGAAGGCGTAGATGATTCAACAGCAGAAGTATTAAAATCTTCTACTGCTTGTAAGCGTGTTGATATGCAAGCTGATTCAGCTAATACTGGATATATATATGTAGGTGGAAGTGATGTATCTGCCACAAAGGGAATAAGACTTGCCCCTGGAGATTTTTATAGTATTGATTGTGACAATACAGCCGATATATATGTGCTTGCAAGTGTTGATGAAGAAGATATACATTTTACTTATTATACATAATGCCTAATACATTTACAAAAGCACGACCAGAAGAATCAAGATTTTATTACTCATTTATTAGTGCAAATTTTTACAATACAGCAACAAGTGGTACTATATTTGTTCCCTTGAATGGTTATATTATTGAGCAGGCTGGTGATACTACAACTGGTGGTGAATATATCGGATTAATAGCTCCCTATAATGGCATACTTGTTAAAGTTATGATTAGAAGTGAAAATTCCATAAGACATACATTAAAATGCGAACTTGTTACTGCGAGTGACAATACTGAAGTACCTGCAACATCTGTTGGTGAAATAGAAAATGATTTCTCTGGACTTGGAAATGCTCTTACAGATGACACTACATATACATATGATTTTACTGGAACTCTTGATAGTGGGGTAAATACATTTTCAAAAGGACAAGTTCTTGCAGTTAGATTTGAAATTGGTGGGAGTGCATTTGGAGATGCCTACTGTATGACTGTATGGAAATATGATGTTACAACATAATATAGGAATATATGAAGAAAAATGTAGTAAGACGTGCCATAGTATCACCTGACAAACATTTCCCATTAGCGGATAAGAAAGCAATTAGTTGCTTGGTACAGGCGATAGAAATAGTAAAACCAGATATATATGTAGACTTAGGTGATGTGGGAGAATGGGAGGGTAGTTCTCACTGGCAATGGAGAAAGAAGAAACGTCCTCCACTTGAGTACCAAACTCCTTTTATAGATCAAGATATAAAAGATGTAAACAGGGGAATGGACATAATAGACGAAGCTCTCGATAAAGTTAATTGCAATGAGAAGCATATGATAGAGGGCAATCATGATGACTGGATGAACAGGTTTGTTGAAGAGCATCCATATTTGAAAGGATATAGGTTTGAAGAATGTGTGAAACTAAAAGAAAGAGGTTATACGTATCATCCAGCGGGTCAATACATGAAGCTTGGGAAGCTAGCACTGTATCACGGTCATCACTTTGCTGGCATCAATCATACAAGGAATCATTTGCTGAGGCTGGGAACAAACATTATGTATGGGCATCACCACGATATTCAGCAGTCATCAGTTACCCATCTGGATGGGGTGAAGTCTGCGTGGAGTATAGGATGCCTGAAAGACATGAGGGAAGAGAAGAATGAATTTTTACAACACAGGATGCACAATTGGAGTCATGCATTTGCAATCGTTGACTTCTACGATAAAGGTTATTTCACTGTGCATGTAATACAAATAATTAATGGGAAGACATCATTATGGGGGGAATTAATTAGTGGGTGATATTGCAGCACTTATTGAACAATTTGGAGCATGGGCTTTTGTTGCTATCATTGCTGGGTTTTTGCTCAAGTATGTCATTCTCGATCTACGCAAAGATAATGACCGAAATTATGGATTGTGTGTTAAACTGCACAATAGGATGGATGAACTTAGTAATCAAATGAAAGATATGTCAGCAGAGTTTACTTACCTGCAAGGCAAAATGAATGGGAAGAAATAATTATGAACGGTATTGTAGATACATTAAAAACAACAGGAGCAGGTGTAAGTGGATGGTGGTTATCAATTAGTGGATGGCTTCCAGAAGTAGTATCATTAGGTGTGGGTATTGCCACATTATTATACTTAATAATTAAAATATATAAGGAGTTAAAATGATAGAAGCATTGTCAAGTAACTGGGAATATGTATTAATTGCAATACTTTGTTTAGATAAAGTAGTTGCACTTTCACCATCTGAGTGGGATGATCTCATTTGGACATCAATCAAAAAAGCAATATATAAAGCAGTAGGTAAGTAATGTTAAAGCTACTTATAGGTAAGTTTGTTGCAAAACATGGTCTTATTCCCCTTCTTTTAAAAGTAGGTGATATTGCTGTCAAAGTAACCAAGTCCAAGAAAGATAATAAGAACTGGGAAAAATTTAAAAAAGTGATAAAAGGTCTATAATGCCTACTAAAGCAGAAATTGGAATGTATGACCTTAACGGTGATGG